CTGTTCAAGCAGGAAGTCCATCACCTGCTTCATAGTCTTTTTACGCCTGCGGACTTCGCCTGATTTTTTACCTTTTCTTTTGACAATCTTGAAGATGTGACAGGTCTAGATCGTGAAGACTATATATTTAGAGGCTTTGACGGAAATGATAATGAAGAAGCAAAGTATTATGAATATGCAGAATGGCTTATAAAATCTAATGGCAAGTATCAGGAATTTAAAGATTGTGAATTTAACAGCCACAGTAAAATCCTGCCAGAGTATAAAGGAATGCTTGAGAGATTTGGTAAACTTGCTAAGACCAGAACAAATGGTATTCATTCAGCGGATTTGTCTGCTGATGAATTAAATTATATCATTGACAAAAAATAATCTTACGAACTGCTACAACAATGTGGCAGTTCTTTTTATATTCCAAAACAACAAAAACCGAGGTGAGGTGAATGCCGAATGAACAGAATTTAATAGTTCCAAGCTCGAGTGAAGCTCGAAAAAACGGCTCAAAAGGCGGTAAAAAATCAGGCGAAGTCCGCAGGCGTAAAAAGACTATGAAGCAGGTGATGGACTTCCTGCTTGAACAGCCTGCCAATACCAGAGCGGACTATGAGTTCCTCGTTGAGCAGGGCATTGACCTTAACAGCCTTGACCCTGACTTCATAAATAATATGCTTCTTGTGAATGCGGCTCTTATGGCAAGGGCTAAGCAAGGGGACGTTGCGGCGGTGAAAGAGCTGCGTGACATTATCCGTGATGACGATATGCTCAAACATAAGATAAAATACGATAACGCAAGGCTCAGGCTTGAAAAACAAAAGCTTGAGCCTGTTTCTATGCCCGATAAGGCGTACAGCGGTATTCCTGCGAGCCTTGTCGCTCCTACGTTCTCGCCTGTCCTGTTCGATATTGCAGAGCAGGAACATTCCGAGTATGTTTTCCCTGGCGGACGTGGCTCGACTAAATCTTCATTCTGCGGTCTGAACGTTATCGACCTGCTCATGAAGAACGAGAATATGCACGTCTGTGTCCTCCGTGCTGTGGCAAATACTCTTAAAGACAGCGTTTATTCTCAGATACTCTGGGCAATATCTGCACTTGGTCTTGATGATGAGTTTGCCTGCACAAAGTCGCCCCTTGAGATCACACGCATTTCAACAGGACAGAAAATATACTTTCGTGGTGCTGATGACCCGCACAAGATAAAGTCTATCAAGCCGCCTTTTGGCTATATCGGCATCGTGTGGTTTGAGGAGCTTGACCAGTTCGGCGGTGAAGAAGCTGTGCGAACGATAGAACAGTCTGTTATAAGAGGCGGTGAGAGAGCATATAAGTTCAAGTCTTTCAACCCTCCGAAGTCGGCTCAGAACTGGGCGAATAAGTACATCAAAGTGCCGAGAACGGACAGACTCGTTACCGAAAGCACTTATCTTACTGTGCCGAAAAAGTGGCTTGGCAAGCCTTTTCTTGATGACGCCGAATTTCTCAAAGAAACCAATCCCACTGCCTATGAGAACGAGTATATGGGCGTTGCAAACGGCACAGGCGGCAATGTTTTTGATAACGTCCTCATAAGAGAGATAACCGACAATGAGATAGCACAGTTTGATAACATCTATAACGGCGTTGACTGGGGCTGGTATCCCGACCTTTACGCTTTTGTCAGAGTACATTATGCCCCTGCTCAGCACACGCTGTTCATATGGCAGGAGTACACCTGCAACAAAACAAAGAATATTGATACCGCAAAGCATTTGCTGGAGCTTGGTATCACAGCAAACGACCTTATCACCTGTGATAGTGCAGAGAACAAGTCCGTTGAAGATTACAGAGCATACGGCTTGCTTACAAGAGGCGCAGAGAAAGGTCCTAACAGCAGGGAGTATTCATATAAGTGGCTGCAATCTCTGCGAAGTATCGTTATAGATAACAAGCGTTGTCCTGTGGCTTGCGAGGAGTTCATCAACTGCGAGTATGACAGAGATAAAGAGGGCAATGTTATAAGCGGATATCCCGACGGCAATGACCACGTTATCGACGCCGTTCGGTATGCAATGGAAAAAGTATGGAAAAGGCGGGGTCAGTAAGCTATGGGCATTATTTCAAAAATAAGGGAGTGGATAAGCAGAATGCTTTCAAAGTCAGATATAAAGGGCGTTTACGGTATTGATATCGCCGTGACGGACAGCATGATAAGAGCTATTGACAAGTGGGATAGAATGTATGCAGGTAATGCAGCACCCAAGGGAGTTCACTCTCTGCGGCTTGAACACGCTGTTGTGAGGGAGTTTGCAAACACGGCTATCAATGAAATGACCCTGAAAGTTTCCAACGATAAGCTTGATGCCATAATGAAAAACGCCCTTGAAAACCTCAACAAAAATCTGCAAAGAGGTCTTGCAACAGGAGCAATGATAATAAAGCCGCTGGGTGCTGATAAGGTGCAGTATGTTCCGCAGTCGCAGTTCATTCCTGTGGAGTATGACGTGAACGGCAGACTTATAAAGGTCATTTTTCCTGAGATAAAACGCATGGGCGATAATGATTACCGTATAAGGCTTGAATATCACGCTCTGGACTATGAAAAAGGGCTGACTATCACAAACAGGGCTTTTCGTTCCAATGACGGCGTATCTCTTGGTGCTGAGATACCTCTCACGGCTGTTTCAGAGTGGGCGGAGATTATCCCTAAGATAGCCTATCCCCTTATGCTGCGACCCTCTTTCGGCTATTATGTCAACCCTATCGACAATACAGTTGACGGTTCACATTCAGGCGTATCAGTGTTCGCAGGGGCGGAAGAAGTCATAAGAAAAGCTGATATCCAATTCGGCAGGCTCGATTGGGAGTTTGAATCAGGGGAGCGTGCAATAGACGTTGACGAGGCTGTGCTAAGACCTGTGACAGACCCGTTCACAGGTAAGAAGCGTGCAGAAATGCCAAAGCTCAATGAACGGCTTTTCAGAGGGGTAAATGTGTCGGCTGGCACGAGCGGTGACTTTTATCACGAGTTCTCACCGCAGTTAAGACAGGCTGATTTTATCGCAGGACTTGAAGAATACAAGCGTGAGATAGAATTTGCTGTGGGGCTGTCCTATGGGGATATCTCAAACCCTCAGACAGTTGATAAGACGGCAACGGAGATAAAGTCCTCAAAGCAGAGAAAGTTCGATACTGTCACGGCGATACAGAATAACCTCCGTGTCTGCCTTGAAGACCTGTGCTATTCGCTGGCGTTCTATAATGGGCTTACTCAAAGCGGCTATGAGCTGTCTGTGAACTTTGAGGACAGTATCCTTGCTGATGATGAAACAAAGCGTGCAAGCGACCGTCAGGACGTTTCAATGGGCATTATGCCCCTGTGGGAATACCGAATGAAATGGTATGGTGAGGACGAGGAAACGGCTAAGAAAATGACCTCCGACAGCACCGCAGAGGTTATAGAATAATGCTCAAAGCAAGCGAGATAGAGCGAGTTTCAATGGTTCTTGACAAGCCCCTGCGTGACCTTGAAATGCAGATAATGGAGGATATCGTCCGCAGGATAAAGATAAATGGCGAGATAACACGTTCGGCAGATTGGCAGATATACAGACTTCATGAGCTTGGAATGAGCAAGCGTGAGATAAAGAAAGCCATTGCCGATAATCTTGACCTTTCCAAAGCTGAGATAAAAGAGCTGTACAATGAAATCCTGCAAAAAGGCTATGAATGGGACGATAGCATATACAAGACCAAAGGCAAGGCACGAATACCCCTTGAAGAAAACGAGGGTCTGCAAAGGCTTTTGTCGGCTGTATCGGAGCAGACTTCGGGGGAGCTTAAAAACATATCTCAGTCACTCGGATTTGCAGTAAAACAGCCTGACGGCAAGCTGAAATTCACGCAGGCGGCTGACTTTTATCAGCAGAGCCTTGATAACGCCATAATGGGCATAGCAAGCGGAGCGTTCGATTACAATACGGTCATAAAGAAAGTCATTTCGGATATGACGAACTCAGGTCTTCGCACTGTGGACTATGCCACAGGCTGGAGCAACAGGGCAGACGTAGCCGCAAGGCGTTCGGTAATGACAGGGCTTTCACAGCTAACCGCAAAAATGAATGAGGACAACGCCCAAGAGCTTGGTACAGACTATTTTGAAGTCACTTGGCACAGCGGAGCAAGACCCTCTCACCAAGAATGGCAGGGCAAGGTCTACAGCAAAAAAGAACTTGAAACTATCTGCGGTCTTGGTACTGTGACAGGTCTGTGCGGAGCGAATTGCTATCACGATTATTACCCCTTTATCCCCGGCATATCTGAGCGTTCCTATACAGATGAGGAGCTTGCGCAGATGAATGCAGAGGAGAACAAGCCTGTTAAATACGGCGATAAAGAGTACACAAAGTATGAAGCTTTACAGCGGCAAAGAAAGCTTGAAACTGCAATGAGAGCTCAGCGACAGAAAATACATCTTCTTGAAGAGGCAGGTGCAGACGAGGAGGATATCATTAACGCACGCTGTAAATATCGTGGCACTTCCCAGGAGTATACAAGGTTTTCAAAAGCAATGGGTCTGCCCCAGCAGAGAGAGCGTGTGAACGCAGACGGATTAGGGAATATGGGGGTGGGGAAAACCAAGATAGACTTGACGCAAAAAGATTATAGTGATATAATTGATATGAAAGGTAAGATGTCTGATATAGACGTGCGAAAGTGGTATAGACACCACAACAAAAATATCCCTCAGCTTATCGACAAAAGCAAATCTATTGAAGAACAGGCAAGGCAAGCTTGTGAACTGCGTAACAAGTATCGCTTTCAGGCAAGAGAGTTAATGGAAGATCAAAAAGCTCGTAAAACCCTTGACCAGACCGACCCTATCATTTCTTTTGAAGACTTGGTATCAGATAAAATGGCACGAAAAAACATGAGCAGAGAAGAAGCTGTAGCAGACACTTTGAAGACCGCTGTAAAAACACGAAGATCAGTAGATAAAAGGTATGGATTGGATGATCAGCAATGAAAAAATATGAATACAATATTTGCACGGCTGCGGACAAAGAAATTTTTGAAAAGCAATGTGCGGCATTGGAAAAGCATATCCCAGGCATTGAACGGTCCGATATGCTGACAGATGTTGACGGCTCACAAACGCAGATATATGAATTAAACGGAAAGAAGATAATCGTACACAACAGTTATTATATTGACGCTGTGTACATTGATTCAGAAGTTGAACTTACAGAGTATTTCAAATGATAATTTTACCGCTTGACTAATGTCGGGCGGTATTTTTATACCCAAATATCGGAACTAAGCACCTTAACGGGTGCTTTTTTCATACCATTTCGTCCTTGATATGACGTTAAACTGTCAGACTTTCACACCGCAGACAGAGCGGTATATAAGCTATGTAGAAAGGACAAACATATGAAAAACATTTTTGAGATCCTTGCCGCTCTGGGTATCGTTATCCCTGAGGACAAGAAACAGGACATCACAAAACAGGTGGCAGAAAATTATAAGACTGTGGCTGAGTTTGAAAAGGTGAAAAGCCGCCTTGAGGTGGAGCGTGATAACTATAAGGACAGCCTTGATACCGCACAGAACTCTCTCAAAGAATTTGAGGGCGTGGATGTCAAGGAGCTTAACGGCAAAGTCGCACAGCTCACCGCTGACCTTGCTAAGAAAGATACCGAATATCAGGCGAAGATATCTGATATGGAGTTTGACGCTGCCCTTGATAACGCTATCTCGGCAAGTAAGGCAAGAAACGTCAAGGCTCTTAAAGCTTTGCTTGATGTGGAAACTCTCAAAGCTTCCAAAAATCAGGCTGAGGATATCAAGACGGCTATCGAGAACGTGAAGAAAGATAACGATTATCTTTTTGAAAGTTCCGAGCCTATCAAGAACCCGGTTGCTCCCACAGGGACGCCTGCCACAGGTGAAGTGAGCAAGGAAACCTTTGCAAAAATGGGGTATATGCAGAGGTTGGAACTTAAACGAACAGACCCCGAAAAATACGAACAGTTGAAAGGATAGGATATTATGAAAATGACAAATGGCATTAGAATTTCTATGCAGTATTTCGCAGAGCAGACAAAGATCACCGACCTTATCGATCCTGAGGTAATGAGTGATATGATCGACGCAAAGATAGAGTCTAAGATAACTGTATCTCCCTTTGCGAAGATAGACAGAACGCTCGTTGGCGTGCCTGGCGACACTATCACAGTGCCGCAGTATAAGTATATCGGCGACGCAGTTGATGTTGCAGAGGGCGTTGAAGCCGAAACTGTCAAGCTTGAAACAGACTCCACTCAGGCTAAGGTAAAGAAAGCCATGAAAGCGGTGGAGATAACTGATGAAGCGGTTCTCAGCGGCTATGGCAACCCTGTAGGTCAGGCGACTTCACAGCTTGCAATGTCTATCGCTTCTAAGGTGGACGCAGACAGCATGGACGCACTTATGAAAGCCCAGCTCATCTATGACGGCTCGGCTTCTGCTATCTCTTACAGCGGCATTGTTGACGCTGTTGACAAGTTCAATGAGGAGCTGAACACCGAAAAGGCTATGTTTATTAATCCTCATCAGAACTCACAGCTCAGAAAGGACCCGAACTTCATTTCAGCCGATAAGTATGACGGCAATGTGGTCATGACAGGCGAGATAGGCAAAATAGCGAACTGCCGTATCGTTCCGTCAAAGAAAGTTTCACTTAACGAGGCTATCCCGGAACAGTATGTGAGAGTTGACAGCGACGCAGAGGGTGCAAAGGAAGTCGTTGCGGACAGCACAGCTTCACCGACTGCATCACAGATAAAGCTCGGCTCAGTAACGCCTTGTGCAGATGGCTACGCTCCAAAGGTGGGTGACTATGTTGTAAAGAACGCCGCTGTTAAGGCTGGCACTTTCTACATATGCCCTATCATCAAGCTCAACGCTGATACCGAAACTGAGGACGAAACATCAGCACTGACTATCTACCTCAAGCGTGACACCAACGTTGAAACAGAGAGAAGAAGCACAAAGCGCTGCACAGATATATCTGCTGACAAGCATTACACTGTGGCTATTTCAGACCAGTCAAAGGTAGTGCTTGCAAGATTCAAGAAGTAAAGAGGTGCGGCAGTATGAAAGCATATGCAAGCGAGAGCTATTATATAGGCGTTTATCTTTGCGGCAGAGAGCCTGACATATCTGCCGCTTTTGACTTCTATGCAATGCAAGCCACAAGCCTTATGAAGCAATATACCCTTGACAACGTTGACGAGAACGATATCCCCGAAGAAGTGAAAATGTGCTGCTGCGAGCTTGCGGAGAATATCTTCAAGGCAGAGCAGGAGTGTGGCACTCAGGGGGTATCTTCCGAAAGCGTAGGGGGCTGGTCAAAGTCATATGAAAGCTCAGATATCCGCAGGCAGAACGCTGACAGAGCCGTTCACGATATCGTGTACAAATGGCTCAGCGGAACAGGACTGCTTTACAGAGGGGTGAGATAAATGCTTGCAAACAGCGATTGCACGGTGTATCTTTTCGACAAGCAGACAGAGGGATTTGTGCGGAAGTATGCAGAGAAAGTTTACTGGTGTGAGAATAAGTCGGGAAGTATCGTGAAAAGCGGTATGCAGACCTCAGACAGCACAAGGGTGTATTTCTATGATGATAATGTACCGAAAACCCCTGCAAAGGATATGCTTGTGAGAGGAAAATGCGAGTTTGAGTTCGATAATCAAACGCCGCAGAGCATATCTGAGAGCATGAAAATGTTCCGTGCGGAGTATGACTTTGTTACGGTAATGAGCATTGATGATTATATGTTCGGCGGTCTGCCACATATGGAGGTGAGCGTGAAATGAAGATAGGTCAGCCTATGGACAGCAGGGCTATCACTTGGGATAAGTCCTTTGCAGGCAAGTATTCAGAACGCTTTGATAAGGCTCAAAAGTTTATTGACGCCGAGTGCATAAGGCATATGGTGAGGTATACACCTACCCTAAGCACGAATCTAAGAAAGTCTGCCACGAGAGGCACAAAAATAGGCAGCGGCAAGATACAGTATCTTGCACCTTACGCACGCTATCAGTATTATGGCAAGCTTATGGTATCCTCTGTTACAGGCTCGTCTTACGCCCGGCATGGAGAAAAGAAAGTGCTGACGGACAAAGACCTTGTTTACAGCACTTTTAAAGAGCCACTTGCCGGCAAGCTTTGGTTTGAGCGAATGAAAGCCGACAAGAAACAGCAAATACTCAGAGGAGCGGCGGCGATAATGGGAGGCAAAGCGAAATGAACATAATCGAGCTTGTGAAAGATATTTTGCAGCAGTTCCCGAAAATATCGGAGGTCTGCAACGATATCCATATCGACTTTACCGACGATACGCCAACCAATTACGGCTTGTCCTCAACAGGCGACAGCCTTATAAGCTCTGATATTCTGGGCGGACAGACAAGACAGCATAACTTCATTCTCTATGCGGTGTATCAATCTATGAATGACTTTGACAGAATGTCAAACAGCGGCGTATTGCTTGAATTGCAGATGTGGCTTGAAAGCTATGCAGACAAGCACCGAGATACCACGTTCACTACCATAACAGAGGACGAGGAAAGGACAGGCGTTCTTGAAAAGCTCACTTGTGCAAATGGAATGATATATGCAATACCAAACGAAAACACAAACGATACTGTGCAGTATCAGTTACAGATAGCGGCACAGTATCAGATATAAAAGGAGGAAAACATATGCCTGATTATTCATACAAGAGCGGAAAGCTCAACAGAAGTCATCTTCTGCATTATCTTGACACTACATTCGCAGCGGTCGCCTCATCACCAAGCTGGTATCTTCTCGGTAAGGACGTTGAGGACGCAAGTGTGGCACTCAACCCTGACACTTCCACAAAGAAGAATATCCTCGATGAAACCACAGTTGAGGACAACGGCTATGAGCCTGAGTTCGACCTTGACACATTCTATGCAAAGCCCGGTGACGCACTTTACGAAAAGCTCAAGGATATCATGATGAATCGTCTTACCGGTGACGCCTGCAAGACAAGCGTACTTGAAGTCATCGTTGACAAGACCACAGGTGCGTATGACGCATGGATGGAAGATATCATAGTCAAGCCGCAGTCTTATGGCGGACCACAGGGGGGCGTAAATATCCCGTTCAACTGCACCTTTGCAGGAAACAGAGTGAAAGGCTCTGTCACCTTTGCGGCAGGCGTGCCAACGTTTGCAAAGACTACGGAAGAATAAACTATATGACAAACATATGAAAGCACTTCGTTCAGAGCGGAGTGCTTTTTGTTTGCCATAATACAGAAAGGACGATAGAAATGTCAATGCAGTCAATAGATTTTAACAGCGGCAATTACAAAGAGTACGCTATAAACGGCGACGAGAACAGAGTTATAAGGATAAACGTGTCAGACGTTGGTATCATCACTAGGATACAGGACGCTATGAGCAAGGCTGACAATATCGCAGAAGAAGTGTCAGAACGTGAGAAGAACGAGGACAGAACTCAGCTTCTCAAAGAGTATGACCAGCGTGCAAGAGAAATGGTCAATGACATATTTGGAAGCGATGTGTGTACGGCGGCGCTTGGAAGCGTGAACGTGTTCTCTGTGGCTTCAAACGGCAAGCCTGTGCTTGTGAACTTCCTTGAAGCACTTCTTGCGGTGGTGGTGCAGGAGATAAAGTCAGCACAGACTGCGGCTCAGATAAAGCTCGAAGAAAAGGTGGAGAAGTACATAGCTCCCGTTGTTGCTCAGCCTGCGGTCAACGTGGCGGAGCTTTCTGACGAGGACAAAAAGGCTCTGCTCAGGGAGCTGCTGAAATGATAGGCAGTTTGCCAACAGCCCTTGAAATAGACGGCAGAGAATATGCCATACGCTCAGATTTTCGGGTAATCCTGCGGATCTATTCAGCCTTTGCAGACCCTGAACTTGACGAGCGTGAAAAGTGCTATGTGTGCCTTAAATGCCTTTACGCTGAGGATATCCCACGAGAACATTTGCAGGAGGCTGTCAACAAGGCTTATTGGTTTGTAGGCGGTGGAGATGTTCCCCAGGAGAGCGTTCAGCCTGCAAAGACTATTGATTGGGAGCAGGACGAGAGTATTATTTTTCCTGCGGTGAACAAGGCGGCAGGCTTTGAAACGAGGACGGTAAAATATCTTCATTGGTGGACTTTTCTTGGCTATTTCAACGAGATAGGCGAGGGGCTTTTTTCGTCTGTTATAGGCATACGGCAAAAGCTTAACAAGGACAAAAAGCTTGAAAAATACGAGCAGGAATTTTACAGAAACCACCGCAATATGATAGACCTTAAACGAAAGCTCTCAGCAGAAGAGCAGAGGGCTGAAAACGAGGACAAAGAGTTTCTGAAACAACTGACGGGAGGTGAATGACAATGGCTGACGGGTGCTTGAATTTTGACACCAACATAAACAGCGAGGGCTTTGAAAAGGGCTTGAAAAGCCTTTCCGATATGGTGGGTGATATCAAGCCAAAGCTTAAAAGCCTTGCAATGGCTGTGACGGCAGCATTCTCCGTCAAGAAGCTTGTGGACTTCGGCAGGCAGTCAATAGAAACGGCCTCAGACCTTGCGGAAGTGCAAAATGTTGTTGATACGGCTTTCGGAGAGTCCAAGCAGAAAATGGAGGACTTCGCTGACACGGCTGTTAAGACCTATGGCATTTCAAAGCTTACTGCCAAACAAACAGGTTCAAACTTCATGGCAATGGCGGCAGGAATGGGGCTTGCCAATGACAGTGCAAGCGATATGGCTATGGCTCTTACAGGCTTGTCGGCGGATATGGCGTCGTTTTATAATGTCGGTCAGGACGTGGCAAGCACGGCTCTGAAATCAATTTTTACAGGCGAAACTGAGACCCTCAAACAGTTCGGTATCGTTATGACGGACGCCAACTTGCAGGCATATGCGCTTTCAAAGGGTATAACGAAGTCAACTGCCGATATGTCGCAGGCTGAAAAAGTTCAACTGAGATACAACTACGTTATGTCACAGACGGCTCTTGCACAGGGGGACTTTGCAAAGACTTCTGACAGCTGGGCGAACCAGACTAGAATACTTTCTGAACAATGGAAAGAGTTCGGAGCGACTATCGGCACTGTGCTGATGAACGTTCTTCTACCTGCTGTCAAGGCGATAAACAGTCTGCTTTCACAGCTCATAGCTTTGGCACAGGGGGCAGCGAGGGCGCTCTCAGAGGCGTTCGGTCTTGAACTAAGCAACAGTGCAGACGAGGCTCAAAGCATAGTGAAAAGCACCTCTCAGGCGGCGGATAATTACAGCGATATAGCCGACAATGCACAGCAGGCTCAGGAGGCACAGGAAGGCTCTCTTGCAAGCTTTGACCAGATGAACAAGCTGAATGATGAGAGCAAGTCAGACAGCACTGGGGTCAGCGGAGCCGGGGAGATAATGCAGCCTTCCGGGACTAGCGTTGAGGTGGATACGGGAAAGGCAGATAAAAAGCTGTCTGACTTTTTCAAATCAGTAAGAACTCAGTTTGAAAAGCTTGCAGACTATCTTGACATGAATTTTAAGCCTATTTTCGCCGATATATGGAGCGGACTTGAAAGAGAGAGCATTGAACTTGCTCAGATACTCGGCGGAGTTTTCAGCGATATAAAGTCGCTTTCCGAACCGCTCAAAGCTTATTTTATAAACGATTTTACACCGCTTATGCAGACCGCTTTCAGCACGCTTGGCAAGATAGGCATAGGACTTTTTGACAGCTTCAACAAGGTGTTTTCTGATATCTGGAATGTGGCAGTGTTCCCTATACTGCAAAACTTCCTCACTGTAGGATTACCCCTAATGGCGGATTTTGGCACGCAGGTATGGAACACTCTCGGCGTACTGTTTGACAACATAAAAGAAATCTTCGATACCTTGTGGAACGGCGTTGCACAGCCTGTGTTGAATGCCTTGAAAACACTGTGGTGCGATACTTGGCAGAGCATTTCAGACTTTTGGAACGAGTGGGGACAGCCTATATTTGACGGCATAAACGAGGGCATAACCACCACAAAGAACGTATTTCTTAATCTGTGGGAAACGGTCTTGAAACCTGTGTTTGACAAGCTCATGGACGTGGCTGACAGCGTTTGGACGGAGCACTTGAAACCTCTGCTTGATGAGTTTCTCGACTTTGTTGGAACACTTATCACAAGCGTTCTGAGCATTTACAACAAAGCCATAGCACCTGTTGTGAACTGGCTTGTGAGCATACTCGGACCGATAGTCAGCAGTGTGCTTGGTAAGATAATAAAGACAGTGGGCAATGTCATAAGCAATATAATTGACGCCGTGAAGAACATTATTTCAGCACTTAAAGGTGTTGTACTGTTCATAGCGGGAGTGTTCACCGGTGATTGGAAAAAGGCTTGGCAGGGTGTAAAAAAGATTTTCAAAGGCGTATGGGACGCACTTGTTGACATAGCAAAAACACCTATCAATTTGATAATCGGGCTTATAAATGGTCTGACAGGTGCAGTTGAGGACGCTTTGAATTGGATAATCGACGGCATAAACGAGCTGAGCTTCACAACGCCTGATTGGCTTCCCGGTGATCTTGGCGGTCAGACATTTGGCTTTGACCTAAGCCAAATTGATATCCCCGAAATACCTAAACTTGCTCAAGGTGCGGTAATACCGCCGAATTCAGAGTTTCTTGCAGTTCTGGGCGATCAGAAGCGTGGCACGAATATCGAAGCACCGCTTGATACTATCACGCAGGCTGTTTTGCAGGCTCTTGTGTCATACGGCGGAGTGGGGGGCAACCAGAAGATAAGTGTTACCATACCGCTTACGCTCAATGGCAGGACTATCACACAGATAGTTATTGATGATATTAACGACTATATCAAGCGCAACGGCAGGTCGCCAATAAGGGCATAGGAGGTGCAGAAAATGAAAAGCAGAGGACTTATATTCGGCAGCGAAAGGGTCGCCACACCTGCGGAAGTGAGCTTTACAAACAACAAAATATGGTCGAACAATGCAGGGCGGACGGCTAACTGTAAAATGGTGGGCGACATAAGAGCTATAAAGAAAACTGTCACGCTGAAATGGTATCATCTCACAGGTGAGGAGACGGCAAAGCTCAATGAGTACATCTCCAACGTTGACAGTCCGTTTTTCAGTATCACGCTCCTTGATGAGACATTTCAGGAAAGCACCTTTGACGTTTATGCAGGCGACCCAACTTATGAAGTTTTCGGCTGGGACGAGAACAAGCAGTTCTGCAAAGGCGTTGCGGTGGATTTGATAATGCAGTAAGGGGGCGTTTGAATGTACAAAACAGGGGAGCTTGTGGCACAGCGTATCGAGAGCTATTGCCGTACTTGGCGTTTGTGGATAGAGAATGCAGAGGGCGTTATATCAGGTGACAGCATTATGTCAGCTGACAGCTCAATGCAGGCAACATCACTTTCAGACGACATTGAGCTTGGTGCCGTGTGTTCGCAATCGTGGAACATGACCATAAGTGACACTGAAACAGCGTTTCTTGGTAAAGAGTATGACACCTATCTGTATCTCGTAGACTACGAAACGAACGGCATACTTGCAGACGAAAAGATACCAATGGGACGTTTTACCTGTGTAAAATCAAAGAAATCAGGCGGCAGCGTCCAGCTGACAATGGCGGACAAGCTGTACTTTTCGGACAAACCATATGTACCGCATATCCCTATGCCAAACTGGAATAAAGCCGTTGAGGACGACATATGCAGACAGCTTGGTTTGCAAAACGGCAATGACTATACAGAGGTGCGACTACTGCGTGACAAGAACGGCAGAAGGTTGATAGATAAAAATGGCAAGGTGCTGTACTCAAAATACTTTTACTTCAAGGTCAGCTCAGTACCGAAAGACGTGACCATGCGACAAATGTTGTCCTATCTGGCTTCTGTGCAAGGTCAGTTCGGGTATGTTGACAGGTATGGAAAGTACGTCCGAAAGTGGTATGGCAAACCGGTGAAAACGCTTGACAACAACACCATAGACCTGCCAACACTGTCAGAAAGACAGAACGTGATAGTAGGCATAATCTGCAAGGTCAGTGATGATGTAACGCTGTCGCTAGGCGTGACAGATACAACACAGGGGCGTGTACTGGAATTTGAAAACCCGTATATGACCGAATCACTTTTGCAATCTCTGTGGCGCAGGATAGGTGGCTTTTCATGGTATACAACAGAATTGTATCACAGATTAGGCGATCCACGTTTCGACATAGGTGACGTGGTGACCTACACCAACGGCACAGACAGCTATGACATACCAATAACGAATTTAGAATTTACCTTTGACGGCGGGCTGAGTGCTGATATTTCGGCAGTGGGTCTGAGCGTTGAAGAACAGCTTTAAGGGGGGCGAGATAATGGCTGATGAAAATTTGACATTGGCGCAGGATATCACTGAAAATGACTATCCTATGCAACACGCCGGTGAGGAAATTGATGAGATATTGAGCCGAGCCGGCAAGATACACTATGGCACTGTGGAACACAAGCTGACGGGAGCAAATGCGCTGATGCGGATACCGCTTGGACTGAATTTTGCGCCTAAGCAGGTAATAGCAACACTACGGCAGACAGCCGCACCAACACCATATCAGAACTACTGCACCCACGTTAGTGGTTCGGGAAAGTCGTACTATCTGAACGTCTGCATGGGATCTAATAACGGGTCATTAGAAAATGTGCCAACAGGAACATACTATGTTGACTACATTGCAATAGAGTAAAGAGGGGTGATTAAATGACGATAACATTAAATGCAGATTATGACGTAACCCTAAGCACAGCCCTACTGGGCTATGTGGGTGAAACGAATGCTAGACCTGTGTCTGTCGAAGGGCTGACAGTAGACGGCGCAGACCGCTATGTGTTGACGATAGACTATGGCGACGGCACTGTCTATGAGGTCGATATCACAGGCGGACAGTGGACGCCTACGGCTGATATACTGCGGTCAGCGCAGACAGTCAGCTGTCAAATATGTGCAAAAAAACTGTCAGGTGATGAGTACATTCTGCTGAAAAAATCACGAATTTTCCGCCTGCGTATCGGTGCGGCTATCGGTGATACAGCTATCCCGTCACCAAGTGTGGCAGCTGACGCACTGGATAGGATATCGGCAATCGGTGAACAGGTCGAAGCTGACGTGGAAAGGGCTGAGAATGCAGCTAGCACGGCTATGCAGGCGGCAGAAAACGCAAAAAAATCTGCCACAGCCGCAGGATTGTCAGCAGACACCGCAACGCAGGCGGCAAGCCGAGCTGAAACCGCAAAGACAGCGGCTGAAACGTCCGCAGCACAGTCAGAAACCGCAAGGCAGGGTGCGGAAAACGCACGTCAGCAGGCGGTCACATCGCAGAACGCCGCAAAGGTATCCGCAGCCCAGGCGGCAACATCAGCACAGCAGACCACAGTCGACAAGAACATAACAGCAGGCTATGCACAGACTGCCAAGACCAATGCTGACAACACTGCGACAGACAGACAGGCGGTGCAGACGTTGGCAACGCAGGTCACAACCGACAAGGCTACAGTGGCAGACCATGCCGCCCAGGTTGCCACAGACCGCAAAGCCGCTGAAACTGCTGCACAGACAGCGCAGGCGGTGGCTGACAGCCTGCCTGAGGATTACGTAACGGCAGTTGCAAAGATAGCTGAGAATACTGCTGAAATTTCTGCGGTAAAGCTGACGGATAAAGAACTGCAACGTAGGGTAAATGCACTGTACGACATGGGCAACGGCATAACACATCAGTTTGAAACGGACAGCGGAACGGCATATGCCAAGACTATCCCTACAGGTAGCAAGCTGATGTCGGTGAAGAATGTTGGTGGTAGGTCTATCGTATTTAACCAAAATTTTCAACCAAGAAAAGAAATTAACAATGGCATTACTGCAACCGCTGATTCTGACGGAACAATTACCTTGAATGGAACTACAACAGCATCATACATCAATTTTAGAGATGTCACGCCCGAGCAGAACAAGGTAGGAAAATATGCTTTCAAGCTGCTGATTCTGAACAATCCTGACAGCATAAGTATGAAATTCGGTTTTCTGAATCGAAGCCAATCAACCCCTGCAATTACCAGTGGTTCGTCAGCCGTGATTTATAATCAGACACAGTCGGAAATTTCACTAGGAAAGGCTACTGGAATTAGTGGTTTTGCGGTCGGTACAGTTTTCAATGACGTTAAAATTAAAATTCAGATTTTCGATTTAACCGCCATGTTCGGAAGCGGAAACGAACCTAGCACAGTGAAAGAATTTGAGAAAATGTTCCCTGCCGATTACTACCCATACTGTGCTGGGGAGGTTGTCAGTGCAGGGGTGACGGAAGTTGCTGTGGGTGATACCGCCTGCACTATTCCCGAAGCTATCCGCAATCTGCCTGGCTACGGTTGGTCGGCAGGAACGGCACGAAACTATGTGGACTATGAAAATAAACGATACGTTCAGTGCGTAGACAGTGTGGATTTGGGAACGCTGACGTGGACTGCTGGTGAATCTGTGTCATTTAAAACACATCATTTAGCCGGGCAAAAATTGACAAAAAGTTATAGCATTGCACCAAATTTCATATGCCCAAAATATTCGACAAAAACGCAAAATGAATCGTGGGGCAAAACCAGTATAACAGGCATATCAGCTACCTCAAACGTTAACGGGTATATCTATGTCAACGATACGTCCTACGCCGATGCAGCCGCATTTAAACAGGCAATGCAGGGTGTAATCCTATACTACGAACTAGAAAAACCAATTGTCACGGATATTTCAACCCTGATACCAGACGATTTTCTGAGAAATATGACGGTTGAATCGGGCGGTTCAATCACGTTCAAAGGCGGTAATGGTGACAGCTATCGCATACCAGTGCCAAGCGAAGAAGAGTATATCGTGAAACTGAGTGAAGTAGGAGGTACAACATGACGGATTTAGAAAAATCTATGGTTGAGAGCATGGGGCTGACGGAAGATAACTTCAACAAACCAAAGGTAACCGAGATAGACAGGATAAAGGCAAACGTTGATTTTCTGGCTATGATCAGTGGCGTAGAGCTGAATGAGGTGAGCGGCGATGAGTAAGAATTATGCAAAGGTCAAGAGATACTATGACAGCCGTTTGTGGTCGGTTGCTATGGTACGCGCCGCTGTTGGCAAGTGGATCACAGCTGAGGAGTATGAGATGATAACAAAGGAGGTATACCATGAAGCAGAAGTTAGCGAAACTCATTGATGTAAAGTCCATTGTAACGCTGTTCTTGACAGCGGTGTTTTGCGTGTTGGCACTTCGACGCACGATCTCAGCAGAGCAGTTCATCACAGTGTTTACTGTGGTGATATCGTTCTACTTTGGCACGCAGAGCGCCAAGAGAAAGTCGGGTGATGATGAGTGACGGAAGCAATTATCGTTGCACTGATAACAGCTGCTTCGGCGGTAGTGTGTCAGATCGTCATAGCATCTAACAGCCGTAAGACTATGCAACAGGCGCAGTACGACAGCCAAAAGCTTATTGAATACAAGATAGACAAGCTGTCTGAGCGTGTGGACAAGCACAACAGTGTTATTGCTCGCACCTATAAGCTGGAACAGGATTATGCTTTGATCGACGAGAAAATCAAGGTGGCTAATCATAGAATTGACGATTTGGAAAGGAAGTAATTTTTATGGCAAAGACATTTAAGGGCATTGACGTTTCACAGTATCAGCAGGGCGTTGACTTCAAGAAGGTCAAGGCTTCGGGGGTCGATTTCGTTATCATTCGTGCAGGCTATGGCAAGTACGCTAATCAGAAAGACCCATATTTCGAGAACCACTACAAGGCAGCTAAGGCGGCAGGGCTAAAGGTTGGTGCTTACTGGTATAGCTATGCGGCGAGTGTCGAGGACGCAAAGGCAGAGGCTCAGACTTGTATCAACGCTATCAAGGGCAAGACGTTTGAGTATCCGATATACTTTGACCTTGAGGAACGTTCACAGTTCGCAAAGGGCAGAGCATTTTGCAACAGCCTTGTCAAGACTTTCTGCAATGCACTTGAACATGCAGGCTACTGGGCAGGTATCTACATAAGCAGAAGTCCATTGCAGCAGTACATATCTGCCTACGTCGCTAAGAGATATGCTCTTTGGGTCGCTGAGTACGGCTCACGCTGTAACTACGGCGGCACTTATGGTATGTGGCAGTACAGCTCCACTGGAAGAGTCAGCGGTATCAGTGGCAATGTTGATATGGATATATGCTATATAGACTATCCTGCTAAGATAAAGGCGGCTGGCTTGAACGGTTTCAAGGCAACGTCGCAGTCAGCTGTTAAGCCGTCTGTAAAGTCCTTAGAGCCGTCCAAAACAAAGGCAGTAACTTACACGGTAAAGCGTGGTGACACCCTTTCTGCTATCGCTAAGCGGTACAAGACCACTGTTGCGAAGCTTGTCAAGGATAATGGCATCAAGAACGCTAACCTCATTTATGTGGGGCAGAAAATCAAAATCAAGTAGGTAGTAAGACAGCCGACAGGGATTATTCCTTGTCGGCTGTCTTTGTTATGAAGCAC